AGCATCTACAGCCGCCTTAACTAAGGCAGTTGTTTTACCAGTATCACTATGACCTAATAACATATTAATATGACCCATTGCTGGGCCGGGAATACCTGTTGCATCTAAAAAAGCATCACCTAAATCAAAGAATCGGTCTGCCTTATATTCTGCTTCTTTAGAAAATTTATTCTTTATTGCCGAAAAGTCTGTTTTTTTATAGCCATAATATTTTTTTTTAAAAAAGAGGGCACCCTGTCTCCCTTTACCCAAAATTTAGACAAGGGCCCTCAAACATCTTAATTAGAACGGTAAGTCTTCATCAGCAATTTCTTCTGCTTGTGGATCTACTGGTGCTGCCGCTGATTGTGGTGCACCGATTACCAATTCTGCTTCTTCACCCCATACGTATTTTTTAGCCGCTGTACTCCATGTTGGAACAAATCCTTGAGCAACGCCTTCTAAGTATTCTACAGGCTTCTTAGCATAAACATCTTCCCAAGTTGTAGGTTCGTTTAACCATTCCGCTTGCTTATCTTCATTTGTGCTTAAAGGAGCCGCATCATCAGGGAAGATAGCAGTAATAGTCGTGTACTCACCACCATTTGGCTTTCTAGATAAATTCAAAGAGATTGTTAAATCACGTCCTGTTGTTGGATCTGTGATGTCTCCTTTAATTTTCCACAATGAAACGATTTTATCCAACACACCGTCTTTTTTAGCACTGTGTTTGAATCTCCAAAATTTAGGCCCGTCTTGCTCGTTCTCACGATCAATAACTTTAACGATATAAAATTTTCTTGGTTTGTAACCATAAGACAAAGTCTTATCAGCTTCGCTACCTGTCATTTGTAACGCCCTGTAAACATCGTTTAATGGTGATTTAACACCTGAGATTGTACCGTTTTGGCTTGGGTCATATAATTTAACCCATTTACCATCAACTTGTACTTCGTGGAAGTAAACCTCAACAAATGGTGTAGTACCATCTTTAGTTGGGATAATTCTGATTGTTTTGTTTCCTGAAGCTTCACCCTTCTGTAAAATTGGGGCAAAATACTTTTTTAAGCGCTCTTCGCTGCTTACTCTTTGGGTAGAGTTGTTAGATTGACTGTTTTTTTCGTACTGCGCCAGTACTGCATCAAATGTTGACATAATCTTAAGTTTTAAATGAAAAATTGTTTCTTTAACTAATATAAATAAAAAAACCCAGATTGCAAAATCTAGGTTAAATTATTTTAAAATTCTTTTATAATATTAAGCAGGTGTTGGAGTAGGCGTCGGTGTGGCAGTTGGTGTTGGTGTAGCCGTTGGTGTTGGTGTTGGTGCCGGTAACCAGCTAATTAAGTAGTCATTATATGTCCCCATTAAATTATTTTTACTTGTGACGCGGTAGCCATATGTTGTTCTTAAGATGTTAATCATAGATTCATCTATATGCTCTTGCCCAACAAATATTTGATATTTACCTTCTGCTGTTGCACCAGTTATTAAATCATTAATATATGATAATGTGTTTCTAGTTGATGTTGTTCCGGTCAATGCCGCTGATCCTGATATCATTTTTAAATAGTTTTATTCTAAAGTTAATAAATAAGCCAATTTGTTAACTTCCGCTAACATTTCGTCTCTAATGTTTAATAGATCGGTATCTTTCGTACTATCTAATTCGTTTGATAAATTCATTAATTCAGCCTTTATAGACTGAACATGATCAATTATTTTAATGTCTTTAAGGTTAATTAATGTTAAAGTACCAGTTGTTTCATCTAAAACAAAACGGCCTGATTTACCCATAGCCACTTCAACATATCTATCAATTAGATCGTCTAAAGCGTCGTAGATTCCTCCATATGCATTATGTCTTGCAAACCCTTTGGTTTGCCAATGCATTATTCTAAATTGCACCTGTGTTTTTAGTAAAAAATTTACATTAGAACTGAGATTCATCTTTAAATGGATTAAATGTTTTTTCTATTTCGTCTTTTGAATAATCTTGAACGTCGTTTTTAGTTAATATGTATTCGTTTTTACCACTAGCTCTCATTTCTGCTTGCTTTTGAGAGAAGAAATCTTGTGGCTTTTGGTTAAACGGATACGAATCCAATGAACGCATTTCTAATTTTTCTTGTGGTGTTTCTGGTTTCATTTGCTCTACCTTGTTTCCTAGCTCATCAATTTTAGTAATGATACTATCCATTGCAGATAATTTTTGCTCTAATTCACCCAATTTAGAAAATACGTCATCCATTTTTTGGTTTACCGCACCCTGATCTGATTTATGATTTTCTAAGTCATTTTTGATGTTCTTAGTCATATTAACCAAATCAGTTACGTCTACCTCTTCGGTATTTTCACCACCTTCTGGCATAGCGTCTGGCGCTGGTGCGTCAGTAACTGGTGCCGCCGCATCCATTGGTGCTGGAGGTAATGCTTCTGCGTCACCTAAAGCAGGTGCTGCAGCATCTGGTGCTGGAGGTAAATCTGTTGGTTCTGCTTGCTCATTTAAATAAAGTGAGTTAGCGTTTTTGTTAATAGTTTTGTATCTATTAATTTCTTCTAATAGCTTTTGTTCTAACATAGTTTTAGTCTTGTAATAATTGTCTACCGTCTTCGGTAATATATCTTTTATTTATTCTTTCCACAATACCATCTTTAGTCTTGATTGTATAGCATTCTCCAGTCTGCATATCGCAAACCTCTTCAATTTTACCATCATCAGACTTGCTCTTCGTAATATTTGGATTTAAGAAGTGCTCCAATGAGTCATTTAATCTATTATTTTCCATAATTTTAGTATTATTCATATAAATATCGCAAACATTGTTAATTTTATGGTTTAGGTGTAATTAATCTGAAATATACCACATCACCATCATTTAATTTAAGTCTCATCATTAAACGAGGGTTCATACCTATACCATAATTCTCTGTCACCGTTTGTGTACCAGCCGCTTTTGGATCAAATTGTGGTGGCCCAATATGTACCGGCCCATCATATTTTCCTGTTGCTGCGTTTATATTAGTTTTTAATATATAATTTGAGCCGCTTTTAGGATTTAAAAATTCAGTATCTAATGCAAATAAATTTTCTTTAGTTTTATCTGAAAAATCAAACCTTGTTGAATAGTATTCATATACCGATTCTTTAATATCAGCATATGTCCTCTTAACCGTTGGAGACGCCTTAAGACCTGTTAATAGTTGCATTGGTGTTTTATCATCAATCGTATAATTGTTCCCACCCATTAAAACTACCCTGGCTCTTAACCACTGGGTATCCTTGGCAGTTTGAATTAATTGAATATACTTTTCCTCGTTTGTTTTGCTTGGACCGTATTTTACACCATTATATGGTATGATTCCTTGATGAAATCCACTATCCCTAACTAATAACTTGTTAATGTCCTCATTTCCAACAGTTTGCCCCGGGTCAATATTAATCTTTGTTGAATTTTTAAGTGTATAGCTAACTTCTGTTGTTGTTGATTTTTGTATTGCTTGACTTTTCTTAATTGCTTTAGACAATATTCTACTAAATAAAGGTCGATAACTAGCAATAAACGAATCCTGAACTTTTGGTAAAGTATTATTAGAAATTCTAACGCCCTTCACATTAGTTTCAATGTTATTCCCTCTTAATGAGTGACTAACATCCATAATCAAATATGTTCCGTGAAACATTGGTACATTGGCTAAATAAAAATACATGGTTGGTTGTAGCATAACATTACCCATCATAGTAATATCACATTCATATGATGCGGTTTTGTATATGTCAAATAATCCAGTATCTACTTGGTATGTACCACCGCCGCTTTGTGACCTAGCTAAACGTTCTTGTGCTATTGCACTTTCCGTTGTATTCTTATACGTGCTTTGATCTAATGAAATACTTTTAAAAATACCATTACCCTGGTCCCCAAAATTAACCTCAAATGACACTACTCTATTTGATTTAGATAAGTCAGCATCCATGAACAACTTTGGTTCAACTAATAATGGGTTATTATTAACATCACTAATATTGAAACTATCATTTTTAAACTTATATTGTTTACTAACCTTTTCCATATCCAAATATTTGGAGCTGCCGCCAACGTATTGTAA